TTCTGGTATAAACGGAGGTGTTCAAGGACCTCTTAGAACTAACATTGCAGGAACTGCAGGATCAGCAACTATATCAGGAACAGCAATTACATCAGGATCATTTAATCAATCAGGTGTTGTTGTAAGTGTATCAACATGTACAGGTGGACCTGTAGGTACATTTAATCAATCTGGTAATGGAGCTGATGGACAAAATAATGGAAACTGCGGTGGAGATAACTGTCAAATAGCTGGATCCAATGGTGCAGCTTCTTATGCCGGTAATATTGCAGGTGGAAATGGAGCTGGAATAAGTGGCCCTGCTGCAAGTGCTGGTAATAGAGGATCGGGAGGTGGCGGAGGTGGAGCACAAAATATTGGTGGTGGAGAAACCGCATACCAAGGTGGAAACGGTGAAATTGTATACAGATTCCTAAGAGTTTCTTAATTGACTTTATTTAAATAAAGTATATCCATTAGTCATGAGCAATATATCCAAGTGGTTTGGTAAAGCTATTTATATTACAGCTTTAGATAATTTTGAAGAAATTAACAAAGAAATAGTTCCGTTAATCAATAATGAAGTAGTACCAACCAATAGTCAGTATGCACGGACCACGGACATTAAACCAAATGAGTTACAATCCATTGATGATAATATTCATCATGATGAAAGATTTAAAAAGTTATTTGATGCAATTCAACCAAAGATAGTTGAAGCATTAGAAATGCAACATCTTAATTTAGATTTGCTTGATATTTATATAACTAAAGCTTGGACAACCTATACTGTTAAAGAACAGTATATTCATTCACATAGACATATGTCTTCTCATTATAGTTTTGTTTATTATCCTTATGCTGAAGAACAAGGTGATTTAGTATTTCAAGATGATGATGTATCTAAGACTGGTTTAAACATTCCAGTTAGAAAAGAATACTTTAAGAAGTTTACAGAAGTAAATTATTCAAGTGCAATCTATCCAGCTAAAACAGGAAACTTAATTGTATTTCCAAGTATGTTATTTCATGAAACTCAACAAAACACTACAGATAAACCTAGAATATCAATTTCAGGAGATATTATGCTTACAATGAAACCTAATATTAAATCAGAGCATAATATACCAAGTCCTACAACGTGGAAGAAATTAGGCTCTTAATTTACTAGTGAGGTATTTTAGTATAAAATACCGAATATGCCTTTAGTTAAGATACCATTAAAACCAGGGTTTAATAAACAAGCCACGGCTTCACAAGCTATGGGTGAGTGGATTGATGGTAATAATGTCAGATTTAGATATGGCTCACCTGAAAAGATTGGTGGCTGGCAACAGATTACAGATAAATTAATCGCAGGCGCTGCAAGAGCACAATGGTCGTGGACCGATTTAACTGGCAGACGATACTCGGCTCTCGGAACTAATAAATGTTTATATATCTATGATGCTGATTCATTATATGATGTTACTCCATTAGATACAGATAGACAGATAACTGCTTGTACATTTACATCTACAACAGGATCTAAAACTGTTACAGTTAATAAAGCTTCACATAATTTAGAAGTTGGAGAATACATTTTATTTACTTCTGTAACTTTACCTGGTGGTGGTGTAACTGGATACGTTGCAGCTGATTTTACAACAAATACTTTTGAAGTTCTTACAGTACCAACAAGTGGTACATTTACCATATCAATGGCAACAAATGAAACTGGAACGGGAATGTCTGCTCAGGGATCATCAACTATAACTCCATATGTAATTGTAGGTCCATTAGTTGCATCCTTAGGTTATGGTTGGGGAACAGGTACATGGGGATTATCAACATGGGGAACACCCAGAACAACTTCTAATGCAACTATTGATGCTGCAGATTGGTCACTAGATAACTTTGGAGAAGATTTAATTGCAACTATTAGAAATGGTAAAACTTATATTTGGGAACCTGCCGGAGGAACAGGAACTGCAAATAGAGCAACCTTAGTTCCAAATAACCCAACAGCAACTATTCAAACTATTGTATCAGATAGAGATAGACATTTATTACATTTAGGAACAGAAACAGTTATTGGTAATCCTTCAACTCAAGATCCAATGTTTATAAGATTTTCTGATCAAGAAGATATTGAAGATTATGATCCAACATCAACTAATACAGCAGGTACATTTAGGTTAGATGATGGTACAAGTATTATAGGCGCTGTTAGAGCAAAGGATTATATACTAGTCGTTACAGATACAGCAGCTTATACAATTCAGTTTGTTGGCCCTCCTTTTACATTCAGTATTAGAAAGGTAGGTTCTAACTGCGGACTTCTTGGTAAACACGCAATAGCATTCGTAAACGGTGCTGTGTGGTGGATGGGTGACTCTGGTGGATTTTTTAGATTTGATGGTACAGTTAGTGATGTTGCATGTTTAGTAGAAGACTTTGTGTTTACCACAGAAGGTACAGATAACTTAGGAATTAACTTTGCTCAAGGTTCGCAAGTTTATTGCGGTATAAACGTTTTATATACAGAAATGAATTGGTTTTATTGTAAAGATGGTTCAACAAATATAGATAGAGTTGTAACATTAAATTATGATAATGGAACTTGGACTACAGGAGATTTAGCAAGAACTACTTATGAAGATTCTAAAGTGTTTAAATATCCTTATGCAACTAAATATGATCCAACTGCTATACCAACAATACCAACTATTAATGGCGCTACTGCTGGAGCATCTTATTACTTTATTCAAGAAATAGGTAAAAATGAAATTATAAATACAGGTGGAACTACAACTAATGCGATTTCTTGTTTTATTAGATCTGGTGATTTTGAAATAGACCAAGGTGGTAATGGAGAATACTTTTTAAAAATTAGAAGGTTTATACCTGATTTTAAAAATTTAGAAGGAAGTGCAGATGTTACAATTTATTTAAGATCTTATCCTGCCGATACAACAACAGCTAAAGGAGAGACTTTTATTGGACCATTTACAATAGATACATCAACTGATAAGGTAGATACCCGTGCTAGAGGTAGATTAGCAAGTCTTAAAATAGAAAGTGATAGTATTGATGATAGTTGGAGATACGGAATTTTTAGGATAGATATTCAACAAGATGGTTTAGGTGGAAGTTTTCCACAAACATAATTATGGCTACATATAAATTTTATTATTTAGTTTTAGGAAACAATAATGTTCAACAAAAAGAATATGTTTCTTCTTATAATATAAATCAAGTTAAACCTTATTTTTTAAATGACACACCTAATGTCATAAAGGTTGATAGAATTGATATATTAGCAGATCCAGATGGTATCAATACAGATGAAGCTTTAGGATACAACTAATGGCAAAAATTAATTTGTATATTCCTGAACCAAGAGAACCTTATACCGTTGATAACTTTAGACAAATCAACCAAGTGTTAACTACACTACAAGATCAACTAAATACTTCTTATCAACAAGATATTAGAAATGAACAATTAGCATTTACACAATTTTTATATGGTACGCCAGGATCAGGTTGTTCTAGTGGAACTGATTCTAACCCAACAGTTATAATTCCAGGCGGAACATCTGTTGATGCGTTTGGAAGATTTAGAATATCAGAACCTTTTACATTATTTGATTCACAAAATAGATATGCAGAAGATGATCAGTTTAGTTCAAGCACTGCTAATGGTGCTTCAATTACATTTGCTTCAAATGAATCTTCTGTAAATATGAGTGTGGATACAACTTCAGGAAGTAAAGCAGTAAGACAAACATTTAGAAGAATGCCTTATCAACCAGGCAAAAGTATGCTTATTCTTGCAACTTTTTGCATGAATGTAGCTAAAGCAAATTTAAGACAAAGAGTTGGTTATTTTGATGAAAATAACGGAGTTTATTTAGAACAAAACGGAACATCAGAACCATCTTTTACAATAAGAACAAATACATCAGGTACTCCTTCTAATGCAAATACAGTATCACAATCTAGTTGGAACGGAGATAAATTAGATGGAACAGGACCAAGTGGAATAGATTTAAATTTAGAAGTAGTTCAAATATTTTGGACTGATTTAGAATGGTTAGGTGTTGGTAATGTTAGATGTGGATTTGTTATTAATGGACAACTTATAGTTTGTCATACTTTTCAATGTGC